CCGCCCTACGTGTGGACCCCGCCCGCCTACACCTACTCGAGCCCGCTGCTGGACGTGGTCGGCAAGGTGTCCACGAGCTCCAACGCCGTCAGCTACGTGAAGTGGACGCCGAACCCCCAGGCCGCCGCCAGCGTTGTGGCCGAAGGGGCGCTCAAGCCCGAGGCGGCGATGACGGCCGCCGCCCAGTCGGTGTCGCTGGTGACGTGGGCGCACTGGAAGGAAATCACCCGCCAGGCGCTCGAGGATGTCCCGCAGATCCGCTCCACGGTGGAGGGTCGGCTACGGCAGGGGCTGGTGCGGGCGATCGAGGACAGCATCGCCGCCAACCTGATCGCGGCGACGTTGCCGGCGGTGGCGGCCCCGGCGGGCTCCAACCTGCTGACCGCGATCCGCATGGGCGTCGGGACCGTCCAGGCGGCCGGCTACAGCAATCCGAACGCCGTGCTGTTGAACCCCGCCGACTACGCGACGCTCGACATCCTCGTGATGAACGGCGCCAACGGGTCCCCGGTCACCCAGTCGGGGTTCTGGGGGCTCAAGCCCATTGCCTCCACCAGCGTTCCCCTCGGCACCGCGTGGGTGGGTGACTTCTCGGCCGGGGTGACGCTGTTCACCCGGGGCTCGGCCGCCATCTACCTGACCGACTCCCACGCGGACAACTTCATCCGCAACGTGCTGCTGCTCCTCGCGGAGACGCGTGGCCTGGCGGTGGTCGGTGAGCCCGCCGCCATCGCTGAGTGCACGGTGACGCCGTAGCCATGCCCGCCTCCACCGCCACGCTGCGGACCTACTTGGGGATCGACCCCGCCTCGCCCAACGACGAGGAGGCCATGGCGATGGCGGTGGCCGCGGCCAATGATCTGGTCGCGACGCTGCGCCCCGACCTGACCCACGACCCCGCTGACGGGTCGCTGATCGACATGTGGCCCGCACGGGCCGACCAGGCGGCGCACGTGGAAGCGGCCCGCCTCTATGGGCGGCGGGGCTCGGTGCAAGGGGTCGCGGCGTTCGCTGACCTGGGGGTGTCGCTGCTGCCCCGCCTCGATCCCGAGGTGCGTTCGCTGCTCGAGCTCGGTGAGTACCAGCAGTCGGTGGTTGCGTGAGCTCCTACCCGCGGGCGCTCGAGATCGCGTCGGACCTGACCGCCTCGGGCGTGTCGGCCACGGTCGACCCCCGGGCCGCGACCCCGCCTTGTGTGCTGATCGTCCCGCCGGCCCGCACGTTCGATCTGGGGTGCGGCTACACCGCCACATGGGAGCTGTGGGCGCTCGTGCCCGGCACGGGGAACGCCGATGCTCACCGGGCGCTCGATCTGCTGGTCGACGCCGTGCTCAAGGTGCTGCCCCTCGAGCGGGCCGATCTCCAGTCCTACGCGCTGTCCGCCGACGCGCCGCCGCTACCCGCCTACCGACTCACGTTCTCCGAAGGGGTGTCCACATGACCATCGTTGAATCCAGGCTGCGGGAGGGCGTGGTCGAGCTGGGCACCAGCCCCGACGTGCTGGACATCTCGTGCCAGCTCACGAACGTGCGCCTCACCGCCGCCTACTCCGACGACGGGGAGGCGGTGGAGACGCTGTGCGGCGACAAGCTCGCGGCGGGCGAGAAGGCTGACGGCTACACGATGGCCGGCACGTTCATCCAGGACTGGACCGCCAGCCCCGAAGACGCCTCGATCATCTGGTTCCTGATGGACCACAACCTGGAGGAGATGGCGTTCACGTACACGCCGAACCCCGAGGGGCCCACGATGACCGGCACGCTGCGGGTCAAGCTCCCCGCTGAGTTCTTGGGCGGGGACGTGAACGTGCGGCTGAGCTCCGATTTCGAGTGGACGATCACCTCGGAGCTGGTGCGCACCCCGCCCGTTGTGGCCCTGGCCGGGACCTCGAGCTCGACGCCCGCCACGGCAGGGTTCGCGAGCACCTAATGGCCGATGACGTCGGTGTACGGGTGGAGGGGCTGGCCGCCCTGACCCGCACGATGCGCAAGGCGGGCGAGGACCTGGGGGACCTCAAGGAAGCCAACGCCCGAGCGGCGGCGATCGTGATCGCCCGGGCCGCCGCCATCGCGCCCCGCCGCTCGGGGCGCCTGGCCGCCACGCTGCGCTCCTCCAAGGTGGCGGGCCGGGCCCGGATCATGGCGGGCCGGGCGAGCGTGCCCTACGGGCCGCCGATCCACTGGGGGTGGCCGGCACGGGGGATCGAGGCCCAGCCGTTCATCTCGACCGCCGCGCAGGACACCGAGCCCCAGTGGCTCCCCCAGTACGTGGCCGACGTCCAGGCGGCGCTCGACCACGTTCGGGGGGCGTGATGGCGGCGCCGCGACCGTTCGGCCGGTTCCACGTGTGGCTGGTCGGGCTGGACCAGCCCCTCGAGGTGCAGACCAACGCGCTCGACTGGCGGGACGTCCCGATGGACCCCAACAAGCCCAAGGCGTTGGACGTCGTCTACCGGGTGTGCCACTCGGCGCTGGTGCGGACCGGGGCGGAGGGGGTGCCCCGCCACTACGACCGGTTCTGTGAACGGCTGGCCGCGAACCCCGAGGCGTTGGACGACGACGACGACGTGGAGGCCGCGCTGGACCCTACCCAGACGGGTCCATAGGGATGGCGGCGGTGGTCGTGGCGATCCGCACCAGCACCGACCCGGGCGCCTGGGTGGATGACCCCCGGGCGCTCGCCACGGCTATCGGGCTGCTGGCCGAGGCCGACGCCCGGGCCCGCCGGCGGGGGCGCTGATGGCCGCTCCAGCCATCCTCAAGATCGACATCGTGGCCGACGCCACAAAGGCGCTCAAGGCGCTGGGCGACACCGGGGACAAGGCCGAGGGGGCGTTCTCCAAGATCTCCAAGGTGGTCGGCCCGGCGCTGGCGACGACGGCGGTGGTGGGGTTCGGTAAGGCCAGCGTGACCGCCGCCCAGGAGAGCGCGGTGGCGACGGCCCGCCTGGACCAGATCTTCTCCAGCATGGGCGACACCACCGGCCAGGCGTCCAAGGCGGCGCAGGACTACGCGGCGGCGATGTCCGCGAAGATCGGCGTGGACGACGACGCGATCATGGCGGGCCAGGCGCAGCTCGCCACGTTCGGTTCGGTGAGCTCGGAGACGGCCCGCCTGGCGGGGGTGTTCGATCGGGCCACCGCGGCGGGCGCTGACCTCGCGGCGGCGGGGTTCGGTTCGATCGACTCCAACGCCGTGCAGTTGGGCAAGGCGCTCGAGGACCCCACCAAGGGGATGACCGCGCTCGCCAAATCGGGCGTGACGTTCACCGACGCCCAGAAGGACCAGATCAAGGCGATGCAAGAGTCGGGCGATCTGCTCGGCGCCCAGAACATCGTGCTGGCGGCGGTGGAGAAGCAGGTCGGCGGCACGGCGGAGGCGACCGCCACGAGCTCGGGCAAGATGGCCGTCGCGTTCGGTGAGGTACAGGAGGAGCTGGGCGGCAAGCTCCTGCCGGTGGTGTCCACCCTGGCCGACGTGCTCGCCCGCTACTCCGGGCTCATCATCCCGATCGGCGCCGCGATCCTCGGCGTGGTCGCGGCGGTGAAGCTGTGGAACATCTACTCCGCCATCCAGGCGGCGGTGACCACCGAGGGGTCGGTGGCGCAAGCGATCTTCAACGCGGTGATGGCGGCTAACCCCATCATCCTCGTGGTGCTGGCGATCGCCGCGCTGATCGGCGCCCTGGTGCTCGCCTACTTCAAGATCGGGTGGTTCCGAGACTTCGTGGACGCCGCGTTCGACGCGGTGGTGGCGGCGTTCAATCTCGTGAAAGACGCGGCGGTGGCGGTCTTCCGCTGGGTCGCTGACAACTGGCCGCTGCTGCTCGCGATCCTCACCGGGCCCATCGGGATCGCGGTGCTGCTCATAACAAAGAACTGGGACACCCTCAAAGACGCCGCCAAGGCAATGGTCCAGTGGGTGATGGACCGGTTTCAGGACCTCACGGGGTTCGTGAGCCGCATCGCTGAGGCGATCGGTGGCGTGATGCGCTCGATAGGGGACGCGATCCGCCTCCCGATAGACGCCGCCACCGCGATGGTGGAGTGGGTCATCGGCAAGTTTCAGGCGCTGCTCGATTTCATCCGGGACCTCGTGGGCAAGGTCGGCGGCGTGGTGGGCGACATCGTGGGGGCGCTCAAGGGGCCGATCAATGGGTTCATCCGGCTGTGGAACGGGCTGGAGTTCACGATCCCGAAGGTGGAGGTGCTGGGCCAGACGCTGTTCCCGGGCGCCACGATCGGGCTGCCCGACGTCCCGACGCTCCAGCGGGGCGGGCGGGTGCTGCGCACCGGGATGGCGCTCGTGCACGAGGGGGAGACGTTCTCGGGGGTCGGGGGGAGCTCGGGCGGGACGGTGATCAATCTGACGGTGACCCACTCGGGGCTGGGCGTGGACTCGCCGCAGCTCCAGCGGGACATCGTGGGGGCCCTGCGCGGCTACGTGGGTCGTAACGGCCCGTTGGGCGCCCCGATCGTGGCGAGCGGCTAGCGGGGCCCCTGGTGGCCCCCTGGACGCCGGGCGATCCGTGGCCCGGCACCGCCGGCGGCGCAGCGGCCCCCGCCTGGGGCGGCTACGTGCGTC